TCTTTCTTGTTTGGTGCGGGTCTTAAACTTCTACCCACCATTTGCAGATACAATGAATATGATTTAGTTGGTCTAGCTATAATCACACATGATACTTTGGGTTGATCCCACCCCTCTGTCAAGACCATACAGTTAGATAGGACTTTGATTTCACCTTTGTTTAATTTTTCTAATTGTTGTTCTCGTTCTATCTCTGGCATTTCACCATCAATATGACCCGCAGGTATTCCGTTTTGTCTGAAAATATTTGTAATATACTTTGAATGTTTAATAGACACAGCGAAAACAACAGTAGGTCTGCTCTCGCCATACCTTATCCAATGTGATACAATATCGCCCACTAATTTTGGAGTGTTCATTCTATTGTCCAAAGTTTTCTTTTCATAATCACCTGCAACTATTCTAATATTTTGTAGATCGGGTATTGTTGGTGCAACTATTCTTGTAGGCACTAAATAACCTTGTGCAGTTAGATCTTTAATGTTTCCACATTCAATAAGTTCTTGGTAGATATTACCCAAACCTTTACCGTCTGCTCTACATGGTGTTGCAGTTAAACCAATAACAAAAGCGTCTGGGTATTCTGCGATTAGTTTTTTAAATGATGATGATGTAGATCTATGTGCTTCATCAATAATTATAAAGTTAGCATTTGGTTTTACAAAGTCTTCATTGTCAACTCTTGATGTAAATGTTTGTATAGATACAACTTGAATATCAGCAAATGCATTACCGCTTTTACTAGCCATGATAACACCATGTTTGATTTCAAAGTCTGCAAGTTTTCTACTACATTGCATAACAAGTTCTCGTCTGTGTGCTACAAACAAACCAAAGTTTCCTCTTTGTTGTGCTTGTTCTAACATAGATGAGGCTATAACAGTTTTACCGCTACCTGTAGGCGCAACAAGTAATACTTTCTTTTTACCTTTACTAAATTTTTCTCTAATATTATTAATTGCTTGTTTTTGATAATCTCGCAGTAGGTTCATATCGTTTCCATATATCGTTTAGTTGAAATAAAACTTCATTAGGGTTTTCTGGTGGTACACAATGTTTGGCAAACTCTAACGCTTCGTTTTTAGCATAGTCAAATGTTTCACCACGCTTTCTAATTGCAATCAACATCTTGACTAACTGTTCATGTCTATCACCCTCACCACATCCATACTTTAGTGAGCCTGTGTACTTACCTTGATACATTGTAGGGTTATATTCTACAATCTTACGTTCTGGCCTTTTAAGTTGTAGGCCTTCTCTAATCTCTTTCATAGTGTATGGTTCTTGTGTAGTACATTGAATAATTTTTACAGGGTAAGGTTGTCTTTTGTTATGATAAAATCCTGCAACACGCATAACACGTGGTAGATCTTTTACTTTTGGATCTGAATTAAATTTTGTAGCCAACGCTTGTTGATATAAACTAAAACTTTCTAATGGCATATCTTTAACTATCCAATAACAATGATATTTGTTTGGACTTGTATTGACTACAATGTTTGGAATGACATCAAACTTATCTGGCAATGGCGCACCATCAAGATCTATAAATACAGATCTAACTTTTTTAATATGGCTTGTAGATCTACCAAACAAATCAGTTTCATTAACTGTAAAATATATACCCGCACCTTTTTGATTTAACTCTGCAAGTTCATGAAAATGATTTTTAATTCTACCATGTAATTGTTTGATTAATTTTTTATTTACCATCTTGTCATCAAATGTTTGGAATGTATGTGTTTCACCAAAGTAATCTAAAAACATACTGTAATGACTATTCTCTGTAAAACTAATCACATCTATGACCAATAATTAATTTACCATCTGGAGTGTAATACGCTGAATGTTGATACTTACCTTCTTCATACCAATGGAACGTACCAAGTGTTTCATAAATTTCATGTGCTTTGTCTGAACAATCAGAAATACTTTTATAATTATAATCAAAATATAATCTTTCCAAATCACAAGTAGTACACGCAATTAAAAATATAACTATCTTATTCATCTTCCTCTAGGCTCTCATCACTCCATCTTTTTTTAGCGCCTAATTTACCTGCTATAGATCTTTTACGTCTGTTTTTTGCTTGTTCTTTTCTTTCTTCTTCGGCTTGAATACAATACAAATAAGTGATACCATCCTTGTCTGTTTTTTCTTCAAATAAATGTTTAATTTTGTTGTAGATTTTTTCTATTTTTTCTGTTCTACAATTACACATTCTAGACATGACTTCAAAATCTTTTGGAATTTTAAAACCACGCCAACAATGGCAATATAATAAAACATATGCGCCTTGTTCCTCCAATGATAGTTTCATACGATTAGGATCTGAAATCCAATCATTTGCATAAAACTGAAATGCAGGACTTTGTTCGTCTGTTGTAGATTTTCTCATATTAAGTTTAGTTAATTTTATTTTTTACCCCAGAAGTAAAGGCTAGTCAAGGACTATCTTGGGTGCAAATGAAGGTGAAGGTGAAGATGAAGGTGAAGATGAAGGGGATACTTTTGCCATTAACAAAATGATGCGATTTTATAGCAATGCTATAGCAATGCCATACCAACAATGAAGGGAGGTGTGGCGGAAACCTAAACTAAAATGGAAAGAGGGAAAAACCGCCACACACAAAGACGCTATATTTTTACGCTAATCATATGCGCTACGCCTAGCGTTGAGGCGTAATCTTTAAATCTGGTCTAATATATTCTATATCAAAATCACCAAGTTTTGCAATCTGAAATGCACGGAACGGAGGTATAACTTTCCATTTAGATACTGCTGGATGTGATATGCCTAGCATTCTAGATAAGTTTTTACCGCCATATTTATTAATGACTTCTTGTTTTCTTTTCTGTGCTAATTCTGTATTACTCATGACTGTTGTATTTTTGCAACATCATTGTGTCTTAAATTCAACAAATAATTTGCTGTGTCTTCACATTCTATTGCTTCTTTTGTTAATTTAATTATGCATTCTGCTTTGTTATAATGTTGTGGGATCACAGAGGATCTATCAAGATTGATAATTTCTTTATCTAATCTTTTTTGTTTTGCTTGTAATTCTTCTACCAATTCATCTAATACACTAGCCATAATTTGTTCTATATTTGTTTTGTTAACCTTTGTCAATAAATACTTGACTATAGTTAATATATCATTTAACAGTAGTTAATCAATAGTAAATTAGTGAAAAAGGAAAATAACTATGACAAGCATAATAGCTACAAGTGGTAGTGATACACCTCGTTATCCAAGCGTGTCCGCAGGTGTTCACAAGGCCAGATGTATTAAGGTCATTGATCTTGGTACACAAAAAAATGACTATCAAGGACAGATAAGTTGGAAAAGAACTGTACTATTAATCTGGGAAGTACCAGAGGAACTAGACGGTGAAGGTAAAGCTATGACTATCAGTAAGTTTTACAATCTATCTCTGCATGAGAAATCTACATTAAGCCATGATCTAACATCTTGGCGTGGTAGAGCATTCACAGAAACAGAGAAACAATCTTTTGATGTTTCTAAATTATGTGGTGTGCCATGTACATTAAACGTAATAGAAAAAAATGGTAAGGCCAGAATATCATCTGTCATGCCATTGGCTAAAGGTGATAAAGTTGCTGAACAAGTTTATCCATCTGTTATGTTTAGCATTACAGACTTTCAAGAAGGTAAGAAGGAAGTCTTTAATCAACTATCAGAAGGCATACGTAATATGATATTAAGATCAAGAGAACTACAGGATATGAACCAAGATCTAGGTGATGGTGGTAATGGTAGTGATCTTAATGTTGGTGATGAAGCTATACCATTTTAATGGAATTCACTAACGTATCAAATTTACCCAAAGTTATTGAACGGGCAGTAGCCAATGATCCTTACGATAGTAGTGGGTCAGATATATCTACTACCCGTTTGATAGCGCCACCTAGAATTAGGGTATTAGAAAAAAATAACTTTGATCTAATTAAAGAAGATGTATCTGATCGTATCTTTTCTTTGTTAGGTCAATCAGTACATCACATCATTGAACGTGCTAAACAAAAAACTGATATAGCTGAACGTAGATTATTCTATAAAGATGATGCTATAACAAATGGTTGGACACTATCTGGTGCATTTGATTTACTTACAAGGCAAGGTAATTTAATTGATTTCAAAGTTACATCTGCTTGGTCTGCTCTTGACGCTGTTACCAATGGTAAAGATGAATGGGAACAACAATTAAATGTTCTTGATTTCTTATGTCGTAAAAAACAAAAAGAACTAATACGATATAAAAAAGAAATTAAAGTTAAATCATTATCTATCATGGCTATCTTACGTGATTGGTCAAAGATGAGAGTTATGCAATCAGATAACTATCCACGTAAACAAGTTGTGATGATACCTATACGTAGATGGACAGAAGAAGAACAAGAAAACTATGTTCGTACTCGTATCAAACTTCATCAAGATGCTGAACAAACAAATCAACTCCCTTTATGTACAGCTAAAGAAAGATGGCGTAAAGAAGACACCTATGCTGTTATGAAAGACGGTAGAAAAACTGCATGGCGTGTCTTCAATACGAAAGATGAAGCCTCACAATTTCTTTTAAGTCAAAAGATGATTGAAGGTAAAGGATGCAGTATTGTATTCCGTAAAGGTGAAGATGTTAGATGCCAACACTATTGCAGAGTTAATGAATTCTGTAGTCACTTTATGAATGTAACTTTCTAATGTGTAAAAAAGATAAAATAGTCAGACCGTTTGTAATTACTAAAGATCCAATGATACAAGATCTATTGCGTAAGTTTTCTAAACGGTCTGATAAAGGTATATCTGATTATAAAGTTACTATGGTACAAGCTACAAAACCTATTACTCAATGGATTGAGGATGCCCAAGAAGAACTTTGGGATGGTATTGTTTATCTAGAAAAAATCAAATCACTCTTAACAAAAGTAAATAAAAAATAACATTTATATTAAATCATATTGTGGTAAAATGCATTATGATTGATAAATTTTTATATAATTTTTTTAGTAAGATTGATGCATTCTTTTCATTTATTGAAACGTATGCTGTCAAACTAACTTCTTGGTTATGGGGAATAAGAGTTAAATTGTTGAGAAGAAAGAGAAAGAAATGAACTTTAAATGGGATTTAAAAAAACAAATTGATGAAAAAAGAAAAGAAACATCAGCGAAAGCACAACTTCGTAAAAGAAGTATGGATAGTATCGCAAGGCCTAAAGCTACTAAAAACATTACATCTAAAGATCCAAGACTACAAGGGATATAGCTATGAAAATATCCGACAATACTTCCGTTGCTTTACCAATAAGAAATTTAGTTGCGATTGTCGGGGCAGTAGCCGTAGGTGTTTGGGCTTATTTTGGCATTATTGAAAGAATAAATTTATTAGAAACAGCAGATAAATTACAACAACAAGATCTATTAGAAGCATCAGCACAAAAACCTATTGACCAAGAACAGTTTATGTTGATTGAATATATGTCTGGTCAACTAGAAAAACATCAAAAGTTATTAGACCAAAACATACACACAGGTGTAATGTTAGAACAATTTGAAAAAGAAATAGATAAACTTAAAAAAGACGTAGAGAAACTTAAAGATCAAACTAGAGATATTAAATTTAGTAATGGCAATGGAGGGCATTAATGTATCAATTAGTTTTTGCTCTTTGTTTATTTATAAATGGTGAACTTATTGAACACAGAATACAAGACAACTTATCTACTTGTCTTAAAATGAAACGTGAAGCTGAAAGAAATATGGAAATGAATAACAAGCAGTTTATGTGCGGTCAAGTAGAGGCAGAATTAGATACAAACGTAGATGGTAGTAAATCTATTAAAAAGATAGTGAAAGCAAAATAATGATAAACGCAGGAACACTACAGGAGGCTGACTATAATGACCAACATGATGAGGAACAGTCTATTAGATCGGATCTTGGTAAAGGTTTATCAGATGATTGGCTACCGTGCTTCAATAATAGGGAACTGGGCGTGGAGGAAACAAGTACATATAAAATACTACAAGAACAAGAATAATGGGTAAGTTTTTATTAATAATGCAGATATGCCAAGCCTCAATAGGCGTCTGTACAGGCCCAATAACTGATAATTTACACTACAAATCATACAAAGAATGTGCTATAACAGGCTATAGAAAGAGTTATAATATTATGAATGAATTAAAAACAGAAGATCTAGACAAGTTTAGAACTGTTATAAGTTTCTATTGTAAAGAGGTTAGTGATGCCTAGAAGAAAAGTACATAAAAGAACTGCATCAATCTCTCATAATATGATAGCGTATAAGCTAGATGAAATTAAAGAAATCGTAAATAAAAATTCCAAAGATATTGAAGTCTTAAAAAAACAAATGGCTATGGGTACAGGTGGTATCAAAGCTGTGTTTGTTGTTGGTGCATTAGTTGGTATAATATTTACAATAATAAAGAATTTAAAATTCTGGGGATAATATGGCATGGATAAATTTACTTGGAATGGCAATCAAAACGGGGGCAAAAGTATATGCTAACAATCAAAGAACGAAAGAAGCTATCTCGGATGCAAAACTACAAACTGCAATTCGTATGGCTAAAGGTGAAATTGAGTATAAAGGTACTGTTCTTGAAAATCAAAAATCTGATTGGAAAGACGAACTAATTTTAATAATCTTGTGTTTACCCATAGTAATGTTGGGATTTGCAGTATGGTCTGATGATCCTGCACACATGGAAAAGATGAAATTATTTTTTGAATACTTTTCTGATCTTCCATTTTGGTATCAGACTATATTCGTGGGTGTCATAGCAAGTGTCTATGGTCTTAAAGCAACAGATCTAATCAAAAGGAAATAATATGAAAGATGGTTATCATAAAACAAAGTCGGGTAAGGTAGCTAAAAAAGGTTTATATTACTACATGAATAGAGCCAAGAAAAAAGGTACATCTAACCCTAAATCTAAATCTACAGTTGACCCTAAACAATACGCTAAAGCAAAAGCAGGGTTTCCTAAATTTGGTACAGGCTAATGGGTTACAGTAAAGAACACAAGAACCCTAGCGGTGGTCTTAACCAAAAAGGTAGAGATTACTTTAATCGTACTGAAGGATCTAATTTAAAACCACCTTTATCGTCTGGTAAGAATGGCCGTAGGATATCGTTTGCGGCCCGTTTCGGGGGCATGGATGGCCCTTTAACTGATAATAAGGGTAAACCTACCAGATTAAAACTAGCGCTTAAAAAATGGGGTTTTAACAGCAAAGAAGAAGCTAAAGCATTTGCTAATAAGAACAAAGCATAATGTACGAAGAACTTAAAAAACGTATAAAAGAACACGAAGGCTTTAGAGATACTGTATATAAAGATAGTCTTGGTTTTGCCACAATCGGATATGGCCATTTAGTTACTCCAGAAGATCATTACAAACCAGACATTAAATATCCAAGAGAAGAACTAGATGCACAGTTTGAGGCAGACTTTCAAACAGCTAAAAACAATGCAGATATATTGATACTACATGACAATAGTATAACTGATATACATGACCAAGCTAAATGTGTCATAATTGAGATGGTGTTCCAACTAGGTATTGGTGGTGTATCCAAGTTTAAAAAGATGTGGGAAGCATTAAAGAAAAAAGATTATGGTGAAGCATCATTTCAAATGATGGATAGTCGTTGGGCTAATCAAACTCCACTCCGAGCAAAGAAACTTGCAGAAGTAATGAGGTCTTGCAAAGAATAAAAATTCCTGTATAAATTGTATGTGCTTATACTTGAAGATATAATCGTTGATGAAGAAAATAATATTGTCAAGGATGTGCATATTGAAAATGGGAAAGTAACTTTTGTAGATCCCAAAGAAAAAATAAAAAACCTAGAGGAGTACATAGACGGCTCACCTGCTGTAATATATGACCCACAAAAGAATATTAGTTATTAGTGACTTACATATACCGTACCATCATAAAGACGCTTTTGAATTTCTACGTGAGATTAAAAAAGAATATAAGCCAGACTTGGTGGTTAATATCGGTGATCTACTTGATTTCCACGCTATATCTATGCATTCTCACGATCCAGACTTATACTCTGCTGGTCATGAATTAAAAGTAGCTAGAAAATACGTTAAAGAATTAGAAAGTATATTCCCTAAAATGATTGAAGTAGAAAGCAATCATAGTAGTTTAGTATATAGACGTGCATTAAAGTATGGAATGTCTAAAGAGTTTCTTAAAGACTACGGTGATTTTCTTGGTACAAAGAAATGGGAATGGATTGATGAT